TGATATCACACAGCTATCACTATCAGAACATCTGAAGTTAAAGTTGCGTGGTATGATGAACGAACATGCCGACCATATGAGTACAGGAGCTTGTAAAGACTTCTCCGAGTATCAAAAGATGGCTGGTATCGTAGAGGGTTTAGCCCTTGCAGAACGAGAACTTTTGGATTATGTCCAGAGGAACTTGGAGAGATAGGAACTCGACTCCTAAAGTCGTGCAAAAAATATGAGTGATAAAGAAAAGAAAATACCTAAAGCCGAAAGTGTTAAAACACCTGAGTTAAGCAAAGAAGCAAAAAGTCAACTGCCTGTCCCTAAAGGGTGGAAGATTTTAATTGCTATGCCTAAAGCTGATGAAAAATCAAAAGGTGGGATAATTAAAGCAACCTCTACTATACAAGACGAAGAAGTCAGCAATATTTGTGGCTATGTCTTAAAATTAGGACCAGAGTGCTATAACGACACTAAAAGGTTTCCAAGTGGACCTTGGTGCAAAGAAAGTGATTGGGTAATCTTTAGAGCTTATTCTGGCACTCGCATGAAAATGTATGGACAAGAGTTTCGTTTAATTAACGATGATACTGTGGAAGCAGTAGTAGATGACCCTACAGGAGTAGTTAGAGCATGAGTAAGACAGAAATAATTAACGAAGAACCTAATATACCAGAAACTAGACCTCAGACAGAAGAAGATAAGTTTTTCGGTAAAACTACAGAAATCAGCAACACCATACCTGAAGACTTAGAAGTTGAGGTAGTTGATGATATTGAAGTAGTAAATGATACACCAGTAGTAGACCAAAGAGCTGCAAAAGCAGAAGATAGTTCTCCTGATGTAGATGATGAAACAGTAGATAAAGAAATTTCTGACTACAGTAAAAGAGCTGGAGATAGAATAGCTAAAATTAAATATGAGTATCATGAAGAACGCAGAGCTAAAGAAGCAGCTTCAAGAGAATCAGAAGAAGCCATAAAACGCTTACAAGTCCTGATGTCAGAAAACCAAAAGCTACAAGCTATGGTTGACCAAGGTGGAGAAGTTTTAAATAAACAAGCATATAACAATGCTTTATGGGCAAAACAAAATGCTCAAGAATCTTTTAAGAAAGCATACGAAGAAGGCAATGCCGATGAAATGACAAAGGCACAAGAGTTACTATCAAAAGCAACTTTGGCAGAACAGCAAGCTTCTTCAATGGCTGCACAAGTACAGAATCAAATTGCAAGCACAATGCCAGTACAAGCACCTGTTCAACAACAACAGCAGCTTGACCCTGAAATGCAGCAATGGTCACAAAAAAACCCATGGTTTATGGGTAGCGAACCAGTTCATAAAGAGATGACATCTTTCGCTATGTATGTTGACCAGTCATTACAAGCTAAGGGCATAGACCCTGGCTCTAAGACTACAGAATATTATCAAGAAGTTGATGTTGCTATGCGACAACAATTTCCAACCTTTTTCGGTGTACAGCCTTCTAATCAACCAGAAATGGCAGAAAGCAATACATCAAAACGACAACCATCAACAGTTGTTGCATCCGCAACGAGGGATAGCGGAAACAAAAAACCCACGCAAATCCGTCTGACTCAGACACAAGTTAAGCTAGCTCGCCAACTTGGTATTAGTCCTGAGCAGTATGCAAATCAATTATTAAGGGAGGCTTAATATGTCAGAAGAAAAAAATACTACTAATGAAGTGGAGGCAGTTTCTGCTGATACTCCTGAAAACCAAGAGCGTACTCCTAGAGAGACAGAAAGCCGAGAGGCTACTCAGCATCCGCAAAGCTGGGAAAACTCTGCTAATTTACCGACACCAGACCCACAGACAGGCTGGGTATTTAGGTACATCAGAACTGCCCTATTAGGTCAATCTGATAACCCTAATGTATCTAGAAGGTTTCGTGAGGGATGGCAACCTTGCAAATTGGAAGACCATCCAGAATTACAAATTCATATGATGGACCATGGCTCGGAATGGGCTACAAAAGGTAATGTCGAAATTGGTGGACAATTATTATGCAAAATGCCTGCAGACAAAGCCGCAGCGAGAGAAAAGCATTTCAATGAACTTGCTAAATCTCAAGTGGAATCTGTAGACAATGTGTATTATAAAGACCAGGATAATCGAATGGCGACCAAACAAGTGTTTGAACGCAAGTCGAAGACCTCTTTTGGTAGAGATTCTTAACGAATCTTTAATAATTAATTAATGTTAAGGTAAAACTTAACAGTATAAGGAGACAATTATGTCATCAAGTGCAACTCCTAGCGGAGCAAGACCTGTTGGAACAGTTGTTGGAAGCCCTTATCAAGGAAAAGTTACACACTATAAAATCAAAAATGCTTTTGGTACATCCATTTTCTATGGCGATTTTGTAAAGTGGGGTGACGACAATCCTAATACCACTATCCAAAAAGATACTGGTACTACAGCTTGTACACCTATTGGTGTTTTTCTTGGTTGTGCTTACACCGACCCTACTACAGGGCAATTCACACCAAATCAATATTATCCAGCATCAACTGCTGCCGATGATATTGTTGCGTATGTTGCGACTGACCCTTTCATACTAATGCAAATGCAATCAGACGAAGCTCTTACCCTAGACGATTTAGGTAAGAATGTAGCTGTTGTGCAAACTGCAGGAAGTACAGCAATCGGTACAAGCAGAAACGCAATCAATGGCGATACAGCAAATACTACTGCCACACTACCACTAAAAATCGTTGACTTTGTTGACGGACCTGATAGTGCAGTTGGCGATAGTTTCACTGATGTATTAGTAATGTTTAATGTCGGACATCAGTTGCTAAACACAACTGGTATAGGTTAAGGAGTAAATTATGGCAGCTATATCAAGAGCTAATGAGTTAAAACAACTCCTACCAGGGCTAAATGCTTTATTCGGCGAAGAATACGGCACATACGAGAACGAGCATGAAGAAATTTATGTAACTGAAAATTCTGAAAGAAGTTTTGAAGAAGAATTGAAGTTATCAGGTTTCGGAGCAGCTCCAGTAAAAGATGAAGGTTCAGCTATCAATTATGATACTGCACAAGAGTCTTTTGTTGCTCGTTATACGCACGAAACTATTGCAATGGGATATTCCATTACAGAAGAAGCAATGGAGGATAACCTCTATGTATCTCTTTCTGGAAGATATACCAAAGCACTAGCTAGAGCTATGGCTTACACTAAGCAAGTTAAAGCGGTTAATCCGCTTAACAATGGTTTTAGTACCGCATTTACATCAGGTGATGGTGTTGCTTTATTTAGCACAGCTCACCCACTTGTAAATGGTGGAACTAACAGCAACAGACCTTCAGCAGGAGCTGATTTAAATGAAACATCTTTAGAAGATGCTATCATTCAAATTGGTAAATATACTGATGAAAGAGGTCTTAAAATTGCTGCGAGACCTAAGAAGTTGATTGTACCTTCAGACTTACAGTTTGTTGCTACTAGACTTCTGCAAAGTGACTATAGAGTAGGAACTGCTGATAACGATATCAATGCAGTCAAAACAAATGGAGTAATTCCAGAAGGCTACACAGTTAATCATTATTTAACTGACACCAATGCTTTCTTTATTACTACAGATGTTCCAGACGGCATGAAGCACTTCGTTAGAAGTCCAATGACTACATCTATGGATGGAGACTTTGATACTGGTAATGTTAGATACAAAGCTAGGGAAAGATATTCTTTTGGAGTATCAGACCCACTAGGTATTTACGGCTCACCAGGTAGTTCGTAAGAACTTTAAAGGGGGAACTTATGTTCCCCCTTTTTTTTATGTTATATTATAAATCTAGGTATTTTTATTAATCAATTTATCAACTGCCCTAGCAGACTTTGCCAAGATGATAAATTATTTCTTTTAGGAGAAAACAATGGCTAACACAACATTCAATGGACCAGTAAGGTCTGAAAACGGCTTTAAAATCATATCAACTAATAGCACAACAGGTGCAATTACAGATGTAGCAACTATTGCATCTACAGGTGTTGTTACAGATAAATTTGTAAAACATGTAGGTTTTGCAACTGGTGTAACAGTAAACACTACAGCAGGAGATTCTCCAGCTATAGGTGAATTTACTCAACCAGCAAACACAATCATTACGGATATTAAGATATTTTGTGATGTTTCTCCTGTTATTGGAGAAGGTGATATTGGTTACGAAGTAGGTACATCTTCTTCTGGAGCACAAATTGTTGCAGCTCAGACAGACGAAATTTTAGATGCTGG